CCGGTCGCGGGATGGAGCAGCCCGGTAGCTCGTCAGGCTCATAACCTGAAGGTCGTAGGTTCAAATCCTACTCCCGCAACCAAAATACTTAGCGTTATCAAATAGATAGAGCCCGACCTAAACAGTCGGGTTTTGGCTTGTCCAAAACACATCAACGCCACATCAACGTTTGACGAGTCGCGTTGAAAAATGTCTGAAAATCAATCGCCTAGGCGAATTCGCACCTTTGCCGCTATCGACCATTCGACCTCGACACAGGCAAAATCGCGGTGCCCCCGTCTCTGAGGCTCACTCCTCCATGAGCGAATTCTGCTTCTGTTGCAGCGTCTTATGATGGACGGATCCGATTGCGTTCTGTAACGCTTGAGCCGGATCAGCTTCTAGGGGCGTTTGTTGAGTTTTCCGGCCATTGCTGCACAGCTCGAGTTTTTGGCGTGGAGAGATGCGCAGCTGGCTGCAATATCCTTGCAGCTGGAAGATGCGTTTCCTGCTTTGCTTGACGACCTGGCAGAGCAAGTGAAAAATGCAAGCATCGTCAATCTTGTTCGCTCCACCATCGCACTCAAATCGTCGGCCGAAGCCATCATTCAGCGTTGGGGCGCTGTCCAGCTTGCACTAGCGCTCAGCCGCGCCGAGGCGGAGTTGGATCAAGCCTTTGAGCAACTTCCGGGCGCCATGAACCTCGACAGCGATGTATGGGAGCAAGTGAGCAAAGCCTTGCCTGCGATAGCTGGTGTCGGCTTGATCGGTGCCTCGCTCGCGGCGATCCCTACTGTGATTTCTTTTGCCACCGTAAGCACCAGCGTCCTGGCGTTTTGGGGAACGTCCACGATCAGTTGGCCGCTCTTTGCCGCAGGTGCCGCAGGGCTGGGTCTTGCAACCCTCACAGGGTCTCAGTCGCTGAAATTTGCCAAAGACAAAGCTCGCTTGAAGCTTTGCAGTCGACTTCATCGAGAGGCCGGTCGCCAAGTGTTCGGGATCGGCGATAAGCCCGGAGCCCGGTGCATGTTGAGTGACCTACAGGCCGCCATTGTCCAAGCAGGCCAAAATCGAATTAAAGGAGCGATTTGATGATATTTCTGCGCGCAGTTCCGCCGGAACTTGTCCACGGCGTCGCGTCTGGTCTCTACAATGTTACAGGTTCCGTCGTCCGTGACGTTGCCTCGGGACGCGGCATCGCCTTCCTGCAAGAAACTGGGATGTTGCAGACCATTCTCAATAGTGTGATGACCAGTGGTGGTAACCCCGTCGTCGCTTTTGCAAATCTCGGGCTTGGTGCCGCAAGTGTCATCCAGAACCAGCAGATCAAATCGCGCTTGGCCGAGGTTCAATCTTCTTTGGCTGTGTTGCAAAATCTCCAGATAGGGACACTGGCGGTTTCTGGCCTTGGGTTAGGGGTTTCTGTAGTAGGCTTTGCCGTCATGCTGAAACGGTTGAAGGGAATTGAGGCCCACCTCGGAACCATTGAAGCCAAGATTGCCAATGTTACCTCGGATCGCCGATCTGACGATGTTCGGATGATTTTCGCCGATGTCGGCACACAGCTGGATACTGTAGACACGCTTTCCGCTCGGTCAAACAAGGTGAGCACTGCCGAGGCTGCTGAACAAGCGCTTGCAACGTCGGCGGGTCGGCTTGAGGCCCATTTCCAGCAGAAGTCAGACACCATGCAAATGGGTGCCATTACGTCCGCAGATATGGATTTGCTGTGGTCATTGGCCGCTGCGATCAGGCTTTGCCATGAGGCCGGGTTGCGCGCTCTGTACACGATTGATGAGTTGGAAGCTGCAAAGCAGTTGGCCGAGCGGCGTGCACAACGCTTTCTCAATCTTGGCCAGGCGCTTACGCCTGATGCCCTCGCGCGCCTCTGTGGCCAAACTGCTCAAGACTCCAAATCCTACGCTGAAGCGCGACGTTTGGCGCTGCCGCAGGCCGAAGTCTTGGTGCAGGGCTTGCGTGACAGCGTCGCAGCTATCAGTTCGCAATCGGAACTCGCCCAGCATCTGATCACAAACCAGATTTCCGGGCCCGCCTACCTTGAAGATATTGCGAACAAGAAGGAAGAGCCGCTTCTCATACTTCCGACGTGATTGAAGGCACACCAAAAGCTACCTGTCCCCTTTCTCGCTAGTCTGTTTCCGGCCAAATCGCCAATTTGATGGGGAGTGGCGCGCCCATTAAAGGGTGCACAATTGTGCCCATTTCGAATCGCGACATATGGCGACGGCTTGTGTCACTATCCCGCTGCGGGGAAGCCCTCTGCTGCTCCTTGAAACCGTAAACCTGTGAAACGGGCCGGGCGCTGCGGTCGAGGCGTCAGGCGCTTCCTGCAAGGCATCACCCGGCCCGGATTTCACCGACACGCCCGCGCCTGGTCGCGCAGGACGGCGTAGTTGCTTAGCATCCGTACGATCATCGCGCCCTCCGGCAGCGCATCCACCTCTTTGGCGGCGCGCGTTTGATCAGCAGCGCTGTATTCCACCACAGGCGGACAGGGCACTTGGGCCTCAGAACCGCCCATCGCGCAGGCGGTCAGCCAGAGCATTGCGATCAGGGGGGCGGCGGCTGGCGGCGTCCAGCATCTCACGTTGGATTTCATGTGTTCTCTCTGATGTTGAAAGGCGCTCGGCCAGCCGACCGGTCCGTTCACCGGCGCGGCGCAAGTTCATCAGGAACAGGGCGATGGTGAGGGCGGCCAGCAGCAGGCCCAGCGCTTTGCGCGCCGGGCCGCTGGCGAGGAGGACGGTGATCCAGCCCATCAGCGCTGGCCCCGCTTCCAGTCATCGATCCGGGCGTGGATCGCGATCGCAATGCCGATCAGCGCCACGGCGATGAACACCCAGCGCAGGGTGTCGAGGTAAGGCACCAGGGGCAGGATCGCGGATTGGGTTTCTGCCAGGACATCTTGCGCGACTTCGACACCGGCAGCGCCGACAGTGGCGATGCCCGCTGTCCCGCCGCCTTTCAGGGTGCGGCTATCGGCCAGCACTTCGCGGGCAGGCTGGGTTTCCGGCACGAAGGGCGTCGCACGGGGAGCGAAGGGTTCGCCCCAGCTGCGCGCAGGCCCGAGGTCGATATGCATAAAGCCCGAGCGCGGATAGGTGCCGAAACCGAGAAAGCCAACGGCGCGGGCAGCCTCTGCAAAGGTGACCGGATCATGGTTCGACATGGCGATGTCGAAGGCCGTGCCCAGCATGTGCTTCGAGGCCGGGGCCCCACCGACGGCGCGGTTGTGGCTCGGGCTGCGATAACCCGAGCGGACGATCAGCGGCTTGCCGAGGCGGTTGCGCAGGGACTGCAGCTTGTCCATGGCCTCGGTGTTGATCTTGATTGCGCCGGTGCCGCGGCAGGCGATCTCGGCCGGGGAGAAACTGGGCCAGCGCCAGGCGCTTTCGGGCACGTCGCGGAAATGGGCATAGGTCGTGGTCGGCATGGTTGGTCTCCAGAAATGCAAAACCCGCCTCTGGGGCGGGTGGGGGACAGGTTCAGTGATGGTCTTGGGGGCGCGTCAGTCGGTACGGCCGCGCTGAAAAGCTTCGAACATCACGTCGCGCATGGCACGGATGTCGGTTTCGATGCGTTCCAGCCGGTCGGCATCGGCCTTGCGGTCATCGGCGCGCTGCTTGTCGGTGCGCTCGCGTTCGAGATGCAGTTCCCGGTCCAGCCGCTCCAGCATCGCCTCGTTGGTGAATGCCTTGCGGGTGACGGTGGCGGCGATGGCAAGAGAGCCACCGACCAGCGCCGTGATGGCAGCGGTCATGCCGTTGTCGCGGAAGGCCTGGCCGACTTCCTGCAGGAGGGACGTTCGTTCTGTCATGTTGATATCCTTTAGTAATCTGTCTCGAGGTAAACGCCCGCGCAGTCGTAGGCGACGGCCGCCGCTGTGGCGCCGTTGTTCATGTAGTTGCGCGGGCTGAGCAGTTGGGTGGCAGCGGGCATGTCGGTGGTGATGGTGAACTCGACCGCCGCGCCGCTGACCTCCTCGACCAAACGCACGCCGATGTCGGCCCCGTTCGGCGTGGCGGCGATGTAGAGCGTCAGCACATTCGTCAGGCTCGCCACCGGGAAGCTGGCACCGAGGTCGATCAGGGTCGGCGAGCCGGTGCCGTCATTGTGCACCAGTTGCCAGTTGGCATGTGTGCCGCGCTGGAACCCGATGCCGATGCAGTTCAAGACGGTGGCCACGGTAAGGGTCGTCGCCAGCGCCGCCACCGATCCATAGAGGCCGAAGAACCCCATCCCCGTCGCCTGCAGCGTGGTCAGCGACAGCCGGTTGACGTAGTTCCAGCCGCCAAGGCCCTCTGCATTCCCGCGCCAGCAAACCCAGCCCGCGGAGCGTTCCTCGGCGGCGGCATTGGCGGTGGCGGCACTGGTGACGCGCCAGCGGCGGATGCTGGCGGCAAGGCCCGTGGTGGCCAGCGTCGGCGTCGCCACGGTGCCGACAGCCGTGCGCGGCATGCCATCGGTCGTCACGGTGGTGCTGACCGATGGCGACCAGGTGGCCACCCGATTGACGCCGAAATGCGGTTGCAGCGGGAAATGACGGCCCGAGGGCCGCTGCACATCGACCCAGCCCGTTCCGGCGCGATTGCGGCCGTAGAGCGCGATCCGCCCCGCTGGTGGAGGCGCGGGGGCTGCGTCATGCGCGGGCAGCAACAGCGGTTCAGGCAGTTCGACCCGGCCGTTGGTGCGGTCGATTTTCACGGCATCGAAGAAGGCCGAGCCGTCCGGGCTGACCTTGACGCTGAAATCGTCACTGCCCAGCAGGCCGAACAAGGCCCGCGCCGAGAAGCCGGTCTTGAAGGCAAAGGCCGCGTCATTTCCGGCAGCGGCCTTGTTGACCGTGGCCTCGATCCCGGCCCCGGCATTGTTGAACAGGAGCGCCGGGGTGTTGACCGAAACCCGGTTGTAGCTGTCGGCCGTCGCCCCGCCGAGGCCCAGAAGCTGGGCGGTCAAATTGGCCTGGGGCATCCCAACTTGCGTCACGGCATTGGCGAAAGTCACCGTGGGCGTGTTCACCACCGTTGTGCCGCCAGCGCCTGCGGTCGCCGACCCGATGTTGACGACGGTGGTCGATCCCGATGCGCCGCCTGTCCCGAGGTTCAGGGTCTTTGTCACACCGGTGGGATTGACCCCTGTCCCCATTCCATAGGTCGCGGCGGTGATCGCTGTGCCGATCGAGGCCGCCGCCGCCGAAACCGTGACCGTGCCTGAGGCTGTCAGCGTGCCGGTGATCGACACAGCACCCGACGCGGTCAGCGAACCGGAGAAGGTCTTGTTCCCGGTGAAGGTTTGGGTGCCTGCGAGAATTGCCAGTTCCGAGGATGTGTTCGGCAGCGCGAAGGCTCGGGTCGTGCCGGTGCTGATCCCCGACAGCGAGAACACCGCCTTCTTTGTCGGGTCGGCATCGTTCACCAGGCTGAAGACAGCATCCGACACATCCACCGGTTCGCCAACCGGATCCCAAGCCGATCCATTCCAGACAACAAAGGCCTGTTCTGCCGCGATCCATGCCAGCCAGCCCGGGCGTGGCACCAGCCGCATCCAGACCCCATCGACCCAGAAGGCAACGTTCAGATCCCACCCTGCCCACAAACCGGTCGCGCCCGATGCCACGATGTGCCGGTCGCCGTCGACGGGGCTGGCGGGCGGCGTGGTGCGGTTGCGATCCAGCACTGACAGCTGAACCATAGCGTCCAGCAGGCGCAGCGCCTCGTTGTGGGTGACATGCTTCTGTGCCTGCGATGCCAGGATGTAGGGCAGCAGCAGGTGGGTGGTGATGTCGGACATGATCCAGCTTTCAGAAGGTGAGCGTGACGGATCGCCCAGCGCCCCGGCCGATCAGGGCCGAAAGCTGGTAGATGCGGACGGAGAGGGATTGGCCGGGTCCGAGTGGCGCGCCCCAATCGGAAGACTGCTGGGCAGCGGTATAGAGGACACTCGTTGTGGTGGTGGTCAGCGTCTGCTTGACGGTACTGCCATCACGGATTTCCACCTCGTAGGCTTCACTGTCCTCGGCCAAAGGCACATCGCCCGCGCCCCAGGTGTCAGCGGCAAGTGATCGCGACCGGCGCTTCCAACGGATCGTCAGATCGCCGGGATTGCGTGCCGTGCGCCAAGGCTGTTCGACATGCGCGACCGAAAACGGCCGAAGCCCAGCGCCCTCGGGCGTGAAGGTGGTGGCGACAAAGGTCTCGTCGCTGACCGGCTTTGAAGCCGGGCCGATGCGCCAGTTCCATGGCAGACCCAGATCGGCTTCGGAGATCGGCAGGCTGGCAAGGGTTGTGTCTAGCACCACCACTCGCGCGCCGGTCGGCACCATGCTGACCATCGCTCTTTCGGTTCCGCGCTGGCCACGCAGCAATCGGGTCAGCCGGTACCGCCCCGGTGCAATCAACTCGGCCGCGCCTGCTTGGACGATTTCCCACAGCCCAGCGCCGGTTTCCACCGCCAGCGCATTGGCACCGCCCAACAAAGTGATGTCCGTGACGCTTTCCAGCGTGCCGGAATAGAGATCGACCACCAGCGCATTGCCGAGATCGAAGCGCGACACCGGCCCGGAAAAGAAATCCGCCGCCAGGACACCTATACGCGCCCGCGAGCTGAAGGTTGTTAGCAGGGCAAAGCCATCTGTGGCGGCACTGCGGTAGACCGCGATTTCGCCGGGCCATGGCTTGGCATGTGCCGCGATCATGGGCCGATGCGCAGGTTGATCCTCGCGTACCTGCGGCAGGTCCAGCAGGGCGACGTCCGGAGTGCCGAAGGCCGTGGGCGTAGACAGCGTGGCCGGGCGCGGTTCTCCGGGCGGCAAGTCATAAACAGCGCGGTCCTGGCGCACAGCATCGACGCTGCGCAGATCGGAGTCGGCGATGGACACCAGTCGCATTTCTGTCAGGCGGCCATCATGGTCGAGTAGGATCACATCGCAGGGATCCAGTGCCAACCGCGAGGGCGGCAAGCGGAACACGGCACTTTCGCGACCCACCCACGCCTCCATCAGCGCGCGGCGGCAGCGGCGTTCGGCCTCTTCTGGAGGGATCGCCATCGGAAACGACTCGGACGCGATTCGCGTGGTGTCGACGGTAATCCGGCGTGCCTCGACCTGCGCTGCGTCATAATCCTCGTCGGCGCGGGCCACTTGCCACTTCAGAGCCTGCGGCAGTTCAGTTTCCTGCGCGCGGGTCAGCTCCATCACGTCGCCTTGCGCCGAGGCGGGCGCGACCATGTTGTCGGGCGTGACCGTGGCGCTGGCGATCCTGCCGCGCATCAGGAACTTAATCCGGCCCTCGCTCTCCACAGCATCGAAACCGAAATGCCGGGCCAGCGTGGAAATCGAGGCACGCGGGGCTTCCAATGCGGAGATCACATAGCCCTCGACCGCACCCCAGAGGCTGGAGACGTCAATCAGCTCCTCGGGCATCCCAGCGCGGAAACAAAGGTGGCGCACCAGTGCCGCCAGCGACACTGCGCCCAGCCGCCCGGTCAGCCAGTGCCCAAGCCGCCAGTTCGGCCCATCGGTCCAGACATCGGTCAGTTCTGGAAAGAACGGATAGGGCCGGGCATCCCAGGTCCAGGCGGCACATTCCGGCAGGTGCACCATGCGGCTGGCGTAGACGCCCGAAATCGGATTGTTCGCGCCCTGACCCCACCAGAGATAGGTCGCCTCGAGGTAAGCGCGCTGGATCGCATCGTCCCGCCAGCCGCGCGAAAAGTAGGGCGTGAAGCTTTCCGACGATTTCGGATCGAAGAACACGTTGGGCTGGTTCGTACCGCGATCAATCGCCGGGCAGCCGAGTTCCGTGAACCAGATCGGTTTCGATTGCGGCACCCATGAGGTTGGCGTCCCGCTTTCCACTCCACCCGGGCGGTTGAAATGCGGGTTTTGCCACCAGGCGCGCAAATCCTTGAAGTGGAACACCCATGGTTTGCCGACACTGCCGTCGGTGATCGGCGTCCGGGTCTGCGAGGTTCGATCAAGGGCATTGGCATAGAACCAGTCGAACCCTTCGCCACCCGTGATGTTGGATTGCAGGTAGGCCCGATCATAGATTGCAGGCGCCAGTGCTGCATCGGCATGATCGAACCCGTCGCGCCAGTCCGACAGCGGCATGTAGTTATCGATGCCGATGAAGTTGATGTTTGCGTCTGACCAGAGCGGATCGAGATGGAAGAAGACATCGCCGCTGCCGTCCGCCGGGTGGTGGCCAAAGTATTCCGACCAGTCAGCCGCATAGCCGATCTTGGGCCCAGCGCCGAGGATTGCACGCACATCCGCCGCGAGAGCCTTGAAGGCGGTGACGGCAGGATAGGTGCTGGCACCCGAGCGGATGGTGGTCAGGCCGGGCATTTCCGATCCGATCAGGAAGGCGTCGACGCCCCCAGCCGCTTTGCACAGATGCGCATAGTGCAGGATCATCCGGCGTAGGGACCATTCCCCGACCGGGCCGGTCCAGCTGACAGTAGTGCCCGACACGCTAAAATTGGCAGGTGTCGCCGTGCCGAACAGCGCCGATACTTGGGTGGCAGCGGTGGCGGTCTTGTCCACCGATCCTGCAAAGCCCGCAGCCGGAGAACAGGTGATGCGCCCGCGCCACGGGAAAGTCGGCTGGCCAGAGGTGGCGGCATTGGCGCTGTAGGGGTTGGGCTTGGTGTTGCCGTGCGGTATGTCCAGCAGCAGGAAGGGATAGAAGGTCACGCGCAGGCCGCGCGCCTTCATCTCCTGGATCGCCTGAACGACTGCGAAGTCGGCAGGCGTGCCGCCATACACAGGACGGTCCTCGGCATCGCGGCTGACGAGGAATGCACTGGAGCGTGAAACGCCATTCACGACCCAAGCCGAGGGCGTGGTGGTTTTGGCCGCCACCTCCACGCCCGGCCGCACCTTGCAGTTCCCGGCGCGCAGATCATCGCCAAACCACGCGACCACCAGGCTGACGCTTTCCACAGCCGGAGCGAGGGACTGCAGACGGTCCAGCGCCACCAAGATGTCAGCGGTGTCGGTGATTGCGTTCAGGTTCTCGGCCACTGTCGTGCCGCCTGAACCGCTGGTCTTCTTGACCGGGGCAGTAGCGTAGGTGAACTCGCCCGACGCTGGGATCATCGTCACCGCTTTCACCAGCCCCTCTGCGGTGTCGGGATCCGCGAGCGGCCGGAACACCTCGAAGCTGATCTGCGGCAGACGGTTGCCGAAAGCGCTGAGGTTCAGCTCTTCGAAAACCACATAGGCGGTGCCACGATAAGCAGGGGTGTTGTCGGCACCCATCTTGGCGGAAATGAACGGATCGGGGCCCTGCGTCTCGTTCCCCGGATACCAACGCCAGGTGACGCCGGTCATATCCATCGGCTTGCCATCCGCCCAGACCCGACCAATGCCGGTGATCTCGCCCTCGCACAGCGCCACTGCGAAGCTGGCAGAATAGAGGTATTCCGTGGTCGTAACCTTGGGCCCGCTGCCCTTGCCGCCGCCCTGGCTAGTGGTGTTGACCTCCTCGCGAAAATCGGTGGCCCAGATGATGTTGCCACCGATGCGCATCCGGCCGAACAGGCGCGGGATCACGGCCCCTTCGGTTGAGGACGTGATCCGCAGGCTGTCGAGCCGCGCGCCCTCGATCCGCTGCGCCGGTGCGAGGGACGATACGATCCAGTTGTCGACCACCGATCCGATGGTGGAGCCGATGAAGCCACCAATCGCCGCGCCAGAAAAGCCGAGGATGGCCCCGCCAAATGCGCCGCCAATCGCGGAGCCGACGGCGCCGAGTACAAGGGTTGCCATGTGTGTGGTCTCAATCGCTGGGGAAGAGGAAGGCGAATGCGATACGACGCCGCCAAATCGGGGTCAGGGTTTCCTCGACAACTCCCAGCAGTTCGTAGGCGTGGATGAAACGGTCGGGGGCGGTCAGGATCCCGACATGCTTGGCGATGGCACGCGGGGTCATTCGAAACAGGATCAGTGCGCCGGGCCCCGCCTCGGACGGAGCGATTTCCGACATCATCGCCCGCGCGCCTTCGGCCAACACTTCGCGCGGGCCGGTCTCGCCCCAATCCCGGCTGTAGGGTGGGATCGGGAATGGCTCGTCGCCCACCACCTCACGCCAGACGCCGCGCGCGAGGCCAAGGCAATCACAGCCGACCCCGCGCAGGCTGGCTTGATCATGGTAGGGCGTGCCGAGCCAGTTGCGGGCGGTGGCGATGACCAAGGCGGGATCAGCGCAATTCACAGCACGTTCCCTTCGTGGCCGCCGTCCTGGCTGGCGTAACGCAAAACGGCATCCTGACCGGGGATGTTCGGGAAACCCCGGAAATTGGCGACATTCGCGAATTTGGCGCTGCAGGTCGCGATGCGCTTGTCGCATCCCGCACGCGCGATGAAGCCGTCGCCCTCGGCGATGGCGCGCACCGGTGCTTCCAGAAGGGTCAGGGTGGCGATACTGCCATCCAGCCCATGCGCCAGCACTTCGGTGATGCGACCCACATTGGCACCACTGGTCCAGGTCAGGGTGCCGGAGGTGAACCAGCCAGCGTCAAACCCGGACAGCCCCGAGGCCATGAACGCCCGGTCGCGCAGCAAGTCGGTGACGCTGCCTGTGCCCTTGTAGATCGGGTTTTCCAGATCGATCCCGCAGCGCACATCGCCAAGTGCAGCATCGCATCCCGCTTGAAACGTCCGACCGACAGTCTGACCGAGGACATGCGCGAGGCTGCGCACCTCGGCGACAAAGGCCATGCGGCCACGACGGATTTGCCCGACAGCACCCCGGCGCAAGAGTACGCGCTGGCTGGTGTCGGTCCAATTGACCCGCCACAACTCGACTGCCGCATTGTCCCAGCGGCCGTCAAGGATGTCGGTTTCCGTGATCCGGTCCGAAGTCAACACACCGGTTGCGTCCTGCGCATCGACGGTGAGATCGGAGCCAGCGCGGATTTCCGAGGCGGAAAATCCGCTTTCGGGTTCAAACTCGGTGCCGTCAAAGGCCAGCGCGCGATCATGATCGGTAAATCCCAGCGCCACGCCGTCGCTGCGCGAAATCCGCCAGCACCAAGACAGGGTGGTGGTGCCATCATCGAGATGAGCCTGCAGCGCAGGGGAGAGGAATTTCATCGGAAAGCTCCGGATTTGCAGGAGAAACAAAGGGGGAAACTCGCCTTGCGAAACGTTAGGCGACAGACTGCTGGCTTGGATGTAGATTCGTTTTGAAACCAGCTTGGAGACGCAAATGGCAAAGTTATGGACCGATGAGGAATACGAGATCACCGACACTGCCTATCAGGATGCCGTTGAAAAGAAGAAGCGCGGTAGCCGCGTATTGCGCTCCGACATCGTCGATCAATGCAAACGCGGCCTGCCCAAACGAGACCCGGCTTCGATCGGTCCACATTTGGGGAACCTCACTTCAGCTAGAAGTGAGCTTGGACTGGCGGTGCTCGACGAGGTTGCCCCTTTTGCCAACCGCCCTGAGAAGCTCATTAGCTTTCTCAAGCAAAGGTATCGACTGAGATGAACGGCTTCGTTCAGGCTGATGGGCCAGCACCCGGACAAGGTTGTGGTGCCATCACCCAGATGGGCCTGTAGCGCAGGGGAGAGGGTTTTCATCTACGGATCTCCAGAAGCGGGATAGCGGTGATCGATCCCAGCCGTTCAAAATCGAGGGTCACGTCGAGGGTGTCGCTGTCGAACCGCACCGGCACATCGAATTCGAAGCCTGCGCGGACGATAACGCCACCCGCGGGGGCAGTGGTGAAGGTGATGACGCCGGTCGTCGCATCCGACGTCCAGCCCGACAGCTGTTCCACCATGCCCAGCGCCACGCGGACGGTCCCGGACACCGGTTTTGCGATGGTCCGCACCCATGCTTGCGCGCCGGAGGTATAGCGTTTCGACAGCTGGAAGGTTTGCTGACTGCCGGTCCCGGTGCCAATCTGCTGGTCGGTCGCGGTGATTGCCTGCGACGGTAGGGCAGATTTGTAGTCGGCCCAATCCTTGTAGCGAAACCCGTGCAGGCGGGCGTTGCGGGCCTCGAAGAAGGCGACGACCGCCGCCAGATCATCCGCGCGCCGGATGCCATAGGCGACATCATAGCGGCGGCGGCTGTCGGCCCAGCTGGCGTTTCGTTCCTCGTCGCCCGAGGCCAGCTCCACGATTTGGGTCCGCCGTTCTGGTCCGCCGCGCGCCCCACGGCTGATGTTGTCAGGGAAGCGCACTTCATGGAACGCCATCACATGCCCCTCCGGCCGAGGGACACGGCCCGGGCGATATCGGCTGCGACCTGGGTGCGCGATTGCCGGAAGCTTTCGGCGTCGCGGGCATTTATCGTGACGGAGACGTTCGGGGCCACGTTGGTCTGCCCATAGCCAGCGGCCTCGCGGCGCGACAGAACCCGTTCTCCCCGCTGCAGGATCGCCGGAACCTCGTCTGGTTTTATCCCGGCCCACCCACCCGAATGCATCCGTGGGGCACCGGCGAAGGCCATGGCTGGGACCATCCGGCCCGGGCCCGGTGACCCGACCATGCCACCGGCGTGCAGGATGTTGGCGAAGATGCCACCCGCGCCCCCAAGTGCGCCCGACAGCGCATTGGCAATCGGGCCAAGGATGAAGCGCCGGGCTGCCAGTTTGGCGAGATCGGCGATCATTGATGTGACCAGATCGCGGAAATCCAGCTTGCCGGTTTTCACGAACTCGCCGACGGCGTTTTCGGCCGAGGTAAAGGCCGACACCAGCGCATTGCCGATATCGCCACCGATGTCGCGGGCCTTAGCGGCATAATCGGCGAGCGTGGCCACGGCGGCTTCCCATCCCGTCTTGGCCACTTCGGCCCCGGCCGCAGCAGCGGCACCAGCGCTACCGGCGGCGCGTCCAGCTTCCGTCATCGACTCGTCCAGCCGGTCGGCGGCCTCTGCGGCCCCATCGAGCGCAGTTTCGCCTTCGGTTCCGGCACCGGCGACAGCATCCTTCAGCGCCTGCCAGCTTTGCATCGGACGTGCGGCAGCGTCGGCCAGCATGCCGGAAGCCTCTCGATAGGCCTCTGCCCGGGCGGTTGCCTCTTCTGCCATCCCGGTCAAGCCAAGGTCGGGCGTGGTGACATAGGTCTGCGCTATGGCGGCCGAGAAGGCTTCGGCGGCGGCAGTTCCGGCCGCAGCGGCCGATCCGGCAAAGGGATTGTCGATCCGGCCCAGTGCAACCGGATCAAGCGTTCCGATCCGCACCCCGCCTTCCCCCACGGCCCAATCGGGCAAGAGGTCCAGCGCGGCGTTCAGCCCATTGATGAAATTGTTGATGCGAGTGACGACGCCATTCAGCATGGCTTCTACTCCGCCGATCAACCCGTTGGCGGCCTGGAAGGCGAAATCCCCAATCGCACCCGGCAACTGGCCCCAGATCGCTTTCGCGGCGTCATAGGCGCCTTTGAAGATGCCGGCCGCCGAATTGCCGAAACTGGTCACGGCCTCGACCGAGGACTGCATTGCGCCATAGATCGTGGCCTGCAGCCCCGCCCAGCTCGCCTCGATCTTCGACCAGGCAGAGGCCGCGCCAAGACCGATGCGGTCCCAGACTTCGAGGGCCAGATCCTTCAGCAAGCCAATGGCCGCGCCAAACCCGCCCGCGCCCGCGACCAGCCGGGTGAACTGGAACACCAACTCACCCGCGCCGACGATCAGCGCACCAATCCCTGTGCGGATCAGTGCGCCGCGCAGGATGACGAGGCCGGTGGCCAGCCCGCGCACCGACAGGGCCGCAGCCGCCAGCCCCGCCACCCAGCGCCCGGCCATCAGCGTGGCAAAGGTCGCGGCATAGGTGGTGAGGCGACCGATGTTGTCGAAGAGGGCGTTGATCGCGATGCCAATTGGCCCCGTGCTGCGCGCCATGTCGGCCAGGGTGTTCGCAACCGTTTCCAGCGCTGGAGCCACGGCCGCCGTCAGCCGGTTGGTCAGGCCGAGCCAGATCAGGCTGAGATTGGCGATGGCATCGCCGGTGCGTTCGATCTGGGCCGCATCGGCCGCGCTGACAGCCACCCCGAAATCGCGCACATCCTGCGCCGCCTCGCGCAAGGTGGCCGGATCGATGCGCAAGAAGGCCAGCGCCGCCTTGTCGCCGAAGAGGTCAGAGGCGACAGCCGCGCGTTCGGCTTCCGGCACAAACCGGTTCAAGGCTTCCTGAATGGCGACGATGCGCTGGTCGAGCGGGAGTGCCTGCAGTTCGGAAGCCGTCAAGTTAAGCCGCTGCAGGGCCCCGACCGCCGTTCCGGAACCTGCGGCCGCTTCCGAAAGCCGGGTGGTCAGCTTCTTTGTGGCCTGTTCGATCTCGCCCATCGACACGCCTGCCAACTCGCCAGCCCACGTCAGCACCTGCAGACTTTCGACCGTGGTTTTCAGCGATGCCGCCATGTCGGCTTGCGCGCCGATGGTTTCCAAACCTGACCGGACCATCGCCACACCAGCCGCAGCCGCCGCAACTGTCACCGCCGCCAGCGCGATCCCGGCCTTGCGGGCAAAGCTGGCCAGCCGGGTGTTGGCCAACTCCATTTCAGTCGACAGACGGCCAAAGCCGCGTGCGCCAGCATCGCCGATGCCTTCCAGTTCCGCGCGCACCTGACGGCCGCCTTCCGCCACGAGGCGGACGCTGACCCGTTTTTCAGCCATCGCGGCTTCCCTCCATCTGTTCGTTCAGTTTGCGCACCATGACAGCCTCGATCTCGGGCAGCAGCTCGGCGGCGATCATGGTGTCGATGCCCAGCGCCTGTGCGAGGGCGAGGGCAGCGCCCATGTCCCAACCGAGGACTGCGCCGGGGATGACGCGGAGTTGCCCGCCAAGGCGGCCGACGAGATCCCAAACTTGCCAGCCTTCCGGCGTTTGGGGTCGGTTCAGTCTTGCAGGGCAGTCGGGGCAGGCAACTTGGCAGGCCGCGCAGTACCGGTCGCCACCGCCGAAGGACCAGTCGGCGAGGGCGCGGAGACGTTTTTTTCTGCGTCCAGGATCAGCCCCTTGGCGACATACATGGTCTGGAACGCCTCAAAGACCGGCCAGATTTCCAGAAGGGCGTCGATCCCTTCGGGCGTGACGGGCACGACATTCCCGGCATCATCACCCACACCTTCCCAATCCAGCACAGCACGGCGGGCGACGGCCTTGGCCATCGCGAGGGCCAGCGCCTCCTGCGTCGCTCCTTCCGGCAAGGCTTCGATTGCCGGATCGGCGCGTGCGGCAACCATTAGCGCGGTGGTCAAGGGGCCGACGAGCAGGCGCAAGCCAGGGGCGAGGTCCAGCCATTGCGGCGTGGCAGTCAGGTTCAAACGGATCATGATCAGTATCCTGCGAGGGTGTTGATGAGGACGGCTGTGCACATGCGGGCGGGGCTGGTGGCCTTGGCGGCCATCCAGTCGAAGGTCGCCTGCACGCCTTGTGGCCCGGCGATTTCGATGCGCGGGCGGGGAAGATAGACGGCATGGGCGGTGAAGGTGAAGCTGGCGTTGGCCCCAAGGCTGTAGTTGAATTCTAGCTCGCAGGGCGTGCCATCGATGGCTTGGGTGATCAGCGCCGTGTCGGCGAACCGCACCTCGATCCGGCCCGCCAGGGCGGCCATGGCCGGATCGGAGCCATCGATGCGCCCATCGCCGCGGATGGTTTCGATCCGGTCGAGGTTGTTGGAATAGGTGATCTCGGCCGAGACCACGTTGCCCAAGGCCGAGCCATTTCGTTTCACCGTGCCGTTGAAATGGCCGAAACGCTGCAGGCCCAGCGCCGTGGGCGTGCCTGCTGCCGTGGCGGCGGCGATGGTTTCGCCTTGGGCAACAAGCCGGGCCGTCGCAGTCAACAGGCCGGATCGCTGCATCTGCCATGTCAGCTGATCGAGGACGCAACCGGAATACATCGCGAACCGCGGCACCTCGGGCATCGCCGTTTCAATCGCCATGCTGGGCAGGGTCCAGTTGCCCGACTGGAAGGTGTGCGTTTTGGGCGTCGTGCCGCTGGTAGTCGGCTGGCCAAAAGCCGCCTTCAGCCAAAAGCCGAAAGCCTCGACATCTATGGGGATCACCACCTCACCATCGGCGGTGACCGCATCCTTGATCGGGGCCAGGGGATCGCGGCCGTAGCCCAGCAGTTCGCTGTTCAACAGTGGCTGTTCCGCGCCGAGCGTGGTGCTGGCGAAGGGCATCAGCCGATAGCCGCTGACGGGCGGTGTGCCGTAAACCGTCTCGAACGCAAGCGCCATCTGCGCCCGCGCGCCGTGAGCGCGTGCCATGGGGGTCTCCTATGTGGGGAAATTCAGGCCAGTGGGCCGGTGGTGGTGTAATGCAGGACGACGGTGATCACCGCCGCCTTCAGGGCCGCCGCGCCCTCGACGGGCAGATCGACCGAGGCCGGGGCTTCCGGTTCGACCCAGTCGCAATGGCCGCCGAGCGTCCGGTCGGCTTCCAGCGCCGCGCCGATGGCGGCGATCAGGTCATCGAAGGCCGTGGCTCTGCCATTCGGGGCTTGGACAACCACCTCGAGCTCGGCGCGGTGCTGGTAGTGATAGCGCAGCGGCGACAGCGTGACTTCGGGATCGCCGGGTTGGCCATCACGCAGGATGATCAGCCCGCCTGTCGAGATCCGCTCGGGCAGGACCTCGTCGCGCAGGGTGGGGGCGGCAAGCGGTTGCAGTCGCGCGTGCAGCGCTGCGAGGACGGTTTCGCGGGTGGTGGGCATGGGGTTTCGTTTTCCTAGATCGAACGATTTCAATCGGTTGTGATTGGCAGTTCCCAGCTTGACGGCAAAGCTGATCCCTCATAGTGCGACGTTCATTCAGTGGTTGAGAGAAGGTTTTCTGAATGCGGTCCGTCAATTACCGGCTCTGGGGTTCGATTTTCCTGGTTGCGTTTTTCCCAGCGGTTTACTCGACTGTCAGGATCTACTTTCTGAATTCAATTCCTGACACTTGGAACGTCAGTATTGCCGCGCAGTCTGCGTGGCTTCACCTCTCCTACGAGGTCCTACAAGAAGCACTGCTTCTGCCACTTTACTATGTGTTCGGGCAGGTTATCCGCGATCTCCCCGCGCTGCGTGATCGCATAACCCGCGCTTTCGCTGTGACGATGGCTGCCTATGCAGTGCTGACGCTGATCATACTGATTGGTGCTGACTGGTTCACGGCAGTGATGGCGCAGCAGGTTGAACTTCAGGCCCTTACCGCAAAGTTCATTCGCCTTGAGTCCATTGCGATCATGATTGGCACGCTGAACGACATCTGTATCGTTGTGATCGTTGCACTTGGTTTGTACAGACTGCTCCTTCTGCTGGTTGTCGTGCGAGCCATTGCGACAATCGTCCTCGATGCCTTTTTCGTGGGTCAGTTCCAGTGGTCCTTGAACCTCGAGGTGACGGGTGTCGCTTTGACCAACATCGCCGTGGGAGTCATTCTCTTGATACCCTCGGCACTCATTCTGCATCGGCTTGGACTGGTTGGCAGGAGCGCGCATGCGCCAAGCCGCGACTGGATAGGAAACTGGTTTCGTGTGGCAATCCGATCCGGCCTTGAGTCTGCGGTACGGAATCTTGCGTTCTCACTCATGATCCTGCGCTTGATGAACGAAGTTCAGGAAGCCGGGCTGTTTTGGGTCACGAACGGTTTTATCTGGGGTTGGCTGCTGTTGCCGGTTCTGACGCTTGGCACACTGGTTCGGCAGGATGCGGGAAATCATGGTGGAAGGCTGGGTGCCAGATTTGGCGCGTACATTTGGCTGACTGCGATCATCATTCTGGTGTGGTTGGTGACGATACCGGGTTGGACTTGGTTCATCGCCACGGCAATGGGATCACCCGAGGCAGACAGGGTTGCTTCGTTGGCCCTACTGATGCTTGGTTTCTATATCGTCTTTGCGTTCAACCACATGCTCGACAGCTACTTCTATGGTGTCGGGCGAACGGATCTGATGCTCTATCAGTCGTTGTTTGTGAGCATCGTTTACTATGGCTCTGCTTTTGTCGCCTATCGGACGGGCATCTTCGTGCCAGACTTGGAGCAGATCGCGTTGCTGTTCGGGGGCGGCATAGTTCTCGACTCGTTGGTTACCCTTTGGCAGTTCAATCGAGCCGGATACTTCAAGACGGGTCAACAACCACTTGCAGCAACAGAGGGGTGAGACGCTCAACGCGAGGCGCCGAGCAGGTGCACGACGGCGTAGGAAGAGTCTGCAGGCCGCAGGGCACACTGCATTTGGGAAGGAATATTGGGCGAATTTATCGCCCCTCCACCCATCTCGCCACAATCAATCCCGGCACGCCGTCCACCGCTCGTTCTGCATCTCGCGCCAGGTCCAGCCGCTTGCGCAGTTTGACCTGCGGCACCAGCAGGAAGATCGGCACGGTCGCCACGCCGCGCCCGGTTTTGGACTTGTACGCCACAGCCCTGCCTTTCGAATTCAACCGCCCCTCCGCCACCAGCAAGCTTGGCCCACGACGGCGGTAGATGAACCGTAGGCGCAATCCGGTGCGGCGTTCCCATTCACCGGGGGTGATCCGGCCACCTTTGGTGCTTTTGCCTGCGGCTGGGGTGGGGATCGCCAGCCAAAAGCCATCCTTGGACCGGATCAGCGGACCGGTATCATGCGCGCCGATGATCACTGGGGCGTTGGACCAGACGAGGGCCGCCGCGTTCAGGCTATCGCCGGATTTGGGAAAGCTGGCGAGGCGGATCGAATTGCCCAGCCTGGTGCCGAGGCCAGCGCCGGTGATCTGCCTGCGCCAGGCGGATTTCAGGGAGGTGCCTGCTTCGCGCATGGCGGCGGACACCGCCTTTTCCCCGGCGGCGATTTCGGCCTGCATCAGCGCGACGAGGTCGGGATCGAAGGCGACCTTCAACCTCATGATGGCCGCAGGTCCAGTGACCAGATCAGGCGCTCGCGGTCGCGCACCGGCTCGCCCTGAATGGTGAAGCTGTCGGCCCCGATCACGATTAGATCGCCAGGGCGGGGATCGGGCAGGTCGGACACGCGGACGTCCACCATCATGGTGTCGCTGACAAAGCGGGCCGCCCCGAAGTCGCTGATCCGGTCCGGGGCGCGGCGGACCACGCGGATGGGGCGTTCCTCCGATGTGGTGGCAGAAATCCAGACAGCGGCCGCCGCCATGGACGGGTTGGCATAGATCCGGTCCAAGGCGGCGGCAAAGACGTTCATCGGAAGCGCCTGTCAGTTCGAGGTGTGGATGCGGATCGCAATGCGCGGCCGCTTGTTCACCGGCAGGATTGACGCCTCGGTCATCAGGTCGATCCAGCGGCCCTTTTCGTCGAGGTGCTGGCGGGCGTAGAGCGGCAGGCCCATGGTATTCGCCGCCTCCAGCAGGTTGGCCGGGCCGCCGTAGGTGGTGAAGGTGTCCATCGTGCCCAAGGGGAAGGCGATGCCCTCGCTGGCCGGAACCAGCCGTTCGGTGGCCTTGGTGGAAAGCGTGACGGTGCCCGCATATTCCTCGAACACGATGCCCGCGAAGGGGAAATTGCGCCGTACGTCCTGGCGCAAGGGCTGCGCGCCGGTGGCGGCATAGAACTTGTACGCCTCCTCGGTCTTCGGATGCGCGATCAGCTTGTCGAAGAATTCCCGGCTGACGAGGGCATGCACGTCCGTCATGCTTTCGCCCAGCAGGTTGTCCTCCATGGCGCGAAGCACCTCGCGCACCTTGCCCTGCACGTTGGTGCCAGCCGTGCCGAGGACGAAATCGACCGAAATCTGCGCCAGCCCAAATTCGGTGAAGTAGTTGTAAAGGGTCGTCCCGGCGCCATCCTTCACGATGCCGCGCAGGGCGTTCATCTCCATGTATTCGCGGGTCTGTGCATGCTTGCGCCGCATCAGCTGCAGTTTGCGGTTCATCACCTCGACCAGCGGGTCGGCTCCATCGAAGACGCCCAGCGCGGGCTGGCCCTGAATGTCGCCCGGCAGGATCACGTCGTCATGCGGGATCCACGGCAGGGCGAAGGACCGCATGGACCGCCCCTCGCGAGTGCCGACGGTAGCGGGGCCGCCGAGGGGGACGGAGGGCAGCAGGTTCAGCACGCCCTCGTATTGCTCGATGATCACCGACCGTTGGGTGACGCCCTCGAAGCGGAACAGGCCGATCTGGCCAAGGCGGGTGTAAAGGTTGGGCAGGATGTTGATGGCTTGCGTCATCTCGGCAAGCGAGTAACCGCCAGCGTCAAAGGGATTGCGAACGATGGTCATGGGGTGCTCCGGGGGATTGAGGGGATTGGACGTCAGACGCCGTCGCGGGCGATGATGCCGACGGCGGCCAACTGGGCGATCTTGGCGGTGATCTTGGCCGCGTCGTTGACGGTGCCCTCGTAGGCGAGGCCCGCGCGCGACACGATCGAGGGGCCACGGGCGACAACGATGCCCACCGCATCCGCCAGAGTGGCATTCACCGGGTAAAGCAGCACGGCGACGGCGACCTGTGCGCCATCTGCACCGGTTGCGGCGGACAGGGTGTATTTGCCACTGGCGGTGATCCGGCCAAGGACGGCACCGGAGGGATAGTTGGTGCCGATCAGCAGGGTGATCACTTCGCGGGTGTAGTTCGGGTTGACCTCATATTTGAGGACATCGCCCATGCTGGGCGGTTCCGTCAGGACGGGCATTGGTCAGTCTCCATGGTTTGGGGGATGGGGAAGAGGCGCTGGTTCAGCGCTTCGCGTCGGTCGCGGCCTTCTTGGCGGCCGCCACGATGGGGCTTTCCTTGGCCGCCGCAGCCGGGGCGGTCGCGATTATGCCNGCGGCATCGCTGCGGGCNGCAAGGTCAGCCAGCACCCGAGCGCGCAGGGCTTCGGGTTTGAGNCCCTTGGTGACTGCGTCNGCCGCATCGATGGTCANGCCNAGCCGGGCGGCCTGCGCGCAAACTTGCGCNACCTCGGCCGCCTCGGCGCGCACGGCATCGGCGGTCATNGTGGNGGTGACGGGCGCTGCCNCGNTCACCGGCGGTTCGGGCGNGGCGGGTGCGACCGCGACGGCAGGCATTGCCGCAGAAGGAGCGGTAACCGGTGTCGAGTTCGGGGTGTCGGTGGGTGTGGTGGTCATCTGTGGACCCTTTCTGCTGGGGGAGGTTGTGCCGCGAGGCGCGGCGGCGAAGGTGCGGAAGGCGGTGACGGGATCGGCGAGATCATCTGCCAGACCGGCGGCGATGGCCTCAGTTCCGCGGAACACGGCAGCTTCCGTCGCCAGCGCTGCCACTTGGGTCAGGCGATCCCCACGACCGGCAGCGACGGTTTCCGCGAAGAGGAAGCGCACCACCTCCAACTCGCGCTGCATCTGGTCGTGAACCGCTTCGGGCAGCGGCTGATACGGGTTTGCATCGATCTTGTGGGCACCGGCGTGGATCAGAGTGACGACGACGCCCTTCTGGTCCAGCGCGCCGCTCATGTCGGTGTGCAGTGCGACAACGCCTATGCTGCCGACAGCGCCGGTGCGGGGGACGATAATCCGGTCGGCCTGGGAGGCGAGGACATACCCCGCCGACAGGGCATGTTCCGCGACAAACGCGTGGACGGGTTTCTGCGCCCGGGCAGCGCGGATACGATCCGCCAGGTCGAAGGCGCCCGCGACCTCGCCACCGAAACTGTCGATGTCCAAAGCGATGCCACGCACGCCGGGATCAGCCAGTGCGGCCTGCAGCTGAGCCGCGATCCCCTCGTAGGAGGTCAGACCGGAAGATTGCCCGATCCACGCGCCCCGGTGCACAAGCGTTCCGGCGATTTCGATCACCGCGATGCCATCCACCAGAGCATAGGGCTGCGTGCCATTGCGCTGATGGCGCTGGGCGAGATCATTTCCGAACAGCGAGGCGCGGGCTGGCAAGCGGGCGGCAGTCTGGTCATCGGCTTCCACCGCCAGCCCCTGGAAGGTGATCTCCTGTCCGGTGATGCGTGGCCCCAGCCCGGACAGAAAGGCCAGCGCCTTGGCGGGATCAACCATCAACGGTGTGTTGAAAGCGCGCTGGGCGATTTGGGCATGGTGCATCATGCGCCCTCCTTCGGGTCAGGTTTCTCGTCGCCGGTATCGTCGGCCTCGTCGTCCTTTTCAGCGTTGGGGTCCTCGTCCGTCTTGCCGCTTTCGCCCGGCCCCTGCGCCGGGGATCCCGGCCGCCGGAAGTCGAGACCCAGCTCCTTTTCGCGTTTCCGCTCGGCTGCAATTTCGCGGTCGACCTGTTCGGCGTCATATCCCCGCTCCGCCAAGGCTTGCGTGCGGGATTTCAGCCCGGCTTCGATCTGCAGGATCTCGGCTGATGCGTCCTTCATCGGGTCGATCCAGTCCCATTTGGTGGGGAGCCAGGCGCAGGCCTGATATTGTCGCCGCTGGCTGTCATAGCCGGGCAGGTCCACCGCACCCGACAACACGGCCGTGTCCATCCAGCGCACCCAGACTGCTCGGCAGAGCTGATAGACCAGCACGCCATGCTGCCAGGCGGATATCCGACGGCGGAATTCGATGAGGCTGATCCGCGTATTCGAGAAGTTGCCCTTCGCCGTATCGCCGGTCAGATAGCCATAGGGCACGCCCAGCGCGGCCGCGATCTGCAGCAGGGTGCGGTATTGAAACGGTTCGTAGGTGCCGCCTGAGTCTGGCGTTGCCGGGGTTGAGACATCCTCACCGGGATCCAGCCGCACCACCTGACCGGGCTCAACCTCCAGATCCTCTTCGGTTGGTTCCAGCGGGCTTTCGGGGGCGGGAGAGGTGATGAACATCGCGAACATCGCGGCGATCTTTTTGCGCTCCAGCTCGGCGTCGTCGTAAAGATCAAGGGTGAACAGCTTGACGATGGCGGCAGCAAAGCGTGACACGCCACGCAGCTGCCCGGCCTCGACGGGGTCGAGAACATGGATCACGTCTGCTGCCGGGACGCGGACGGTTTCGCCCGCAAGGCCGGGATCGGTTAGATCACCCGGATGGCGGCGCAGGAAGTGATAGGCGACGCGGCGACCGATGCCGTCGAACTCGATGCCCTGACGGATCAGTCCGGCACCGGGCAGGCTGCGGTTCATGTCGAGGGGCAGCATTTCTGCAGGTAGCATCTGCAGCTGAAGGGGAACCGTCAGACCATCCGCGGCCCGGCGCGGCCGGATGCGGATGAACACCTCGCCTGACAGGAAAACTTCGCGGGCCGCCCGGCGCTGAAGCCCATAGAAATCGGTCAGCCCTTCGGCATCAGCATCATCCGTCCAGGCCAGCCAGAGTGCCTGCAGCTCTTCCTTCTTAGCGGCGTCGGCGATGGTCGATGAGGGCTTGATGCCATCGCCGACGACATTGCTGGCGAAGCTCTCCACGGCATTGGCGGCATAGCCGTTGTTCCTGACCAGCCAGCGGGCCCGGGCGGTGATGGTGTCGCCCGAGGCCGCGATCAGCGTGTTCACATGGGCGCGGGATGCGCGGAATCCGCGTAGACGGCGATGGGCTTGGGCCGCGTCAAAACCACCGATGATCGACCCGATGCGCTGGCGGAAAGCCTCGAACGCCATGTGTCACAGGCCCTTCGAGGCCACGGTGCCCCAGCGCCGACGACGCGGCGTGCCGGTCGTGGCTGTGGCGATCCGGGCTTCCAGATCGCTGATGGCATTCGCCAACTCGGCGTCTGAGCCATAGTTGATCGATTTTCCATCGTAGCTGACCGAGCGGACGCCCGCATAACGGGCCTCCTGCAGCGCGGCCAGAAGCGCACGCATCCGTTCCAGATCCATCTCAATCCCTCATGAAGTTCGGTGTGTAGGCCCGGCGTTTCCGCCGTGGCGTGGTGGGTGTTCCGGCCTTGGGCGCGGTCGGTGCGGTGGGTTCAACGATGGCTGAAGTCGGTTGCGCAGAACGGGTTTCCACCCCGGCCTGCGCTTCCAGCCGCCGCCAGGTTGCCTCGTCCCAACGATCCGCGCCCATGATCCACGCGGCTGCGCGGGCATAAACCCGGCAGTCCAGCGCCTCGTTGCGCTCGCGCATCTTCTGCCATTCGGGGTGCGCATAGCCGCGCTTGTTGCGCACGGTGACCAGCTGTTCGGCCACCAGCTGCTTCAGCCATTCGGTGTCGATCCAGTCGGGCAAGTGCACGGTGCCGGGGGCGTCCAGCACGCCCAGCGCTCGGTCTTCGTCCGAGGGCCGTTCCAGCCGCAGGAAGCGGTAGGTTTCTGTCTTGAAGGTCGCTGTGGCCACCGACCAGAGCCGAGCGCCCCGACGTAGACGCTTGCCGCCAATGGTGGCATCCACAAAGGTCGGGCCCGACACCGGCGTGGCGCGGTTGAACCCTTCCAAACCCTTGATCGGCGCGACCTGGTCAAAGCCCTGTTTCCGCGCCCATGCGTAAACCGCCGGGGCTTCATAGCCGGTATCGATGGCGAGTTTGCCGATCAGCATCACAGCGCCATTGGCGCAGGTCCATGTTCGGCCAAGCACAGCTGTCAGCTTGTCCCAGCAGGCCGGACCGTCCGGGCCGCCAGCAATCACGATGTGATCGACCAGCCAGCTTTCCAGGCCGCGACCCCAGGCCCAGACATCGACCTCGATCCGGTCTTTTTGCACATCGACGCCAGCGGTCAGGAACAACCCGCCGACGGGGATTTGCACACCGGCGTAATTTTCGCGGCGTTCCGCCAGCCGTTGCCATTCGGGCGCGTCGCCGCTTTCGACCCACGTCTCGCCCAGAAGCGTGTTGCGCGCCACTCGCAGCATCTCTTCCGAGCCTTGTGCCGCCAGCCATTCGCGGGCGATCTGCTGCCAGCTTTTCCAGCCCAGCGGCGAATAGAGGGCCGAGATGTGGAAGCCGATGGAATGCGGATCGCTCGACACGGCGGTCGCGCGCCATTCACCCCGTTCCAGCATCTGCGTCTTGTGATGCTCGGCGATGGGCTTTTCGCAGACCTCGCAGTGATAGGCCGCCGTTTCGGGCCGCCCTTTGTCCCAGCGCAGGCGTTCGAACTGTAGCCATTGCATCGCCCCGCAATGCGGGCAGGGCACGAAGTATCGCCGCCGGTCGCTGGCCTCAAACTCCCGCTCGATCCGGCTCAGCCCCCGGATCGTGGGGGTGGAGACCATGAACACCTTTCGGCGGTGCGAGAAGGTCGTGGTGCGCGCTTCGGCCAGCGTGACCGGATCACCTTCCTCGTCAGCAGAAGCTGGATAGGCGTCGACCTCGTCGAGAAAGATGTACCGCGCAGGCATCGACCGCAGGCCGGTAGCCGAATTGGCGCCGGTCAGCACCAGGATGCCGCCGGGAAATTCCTTCGACAGCATCGAATTGCCCGCGTCGCGCGACCGCGCCGGTTTGACGCGGTCTCGCAGCGCCGGGCTGTCCGCGATCAAGGGATCAATCCGCCCGCGCGAGGTGCGCTTTGCCAACTCGATGGACGGCATCACCGCCAGCATCGGCCCGGGCGCGTGATGGATCACATAGCCGATCCAGTTGTTGCCCGCTTCTGTCGCGCCGACCTGTGCGGCTTTCATGAAGCTGATCCGCTGCGCCGGATGGCCCGTTGACAGCGCATCCATGATCTCGCGCAGGTAAGGCGTGCGCGCCGTGCTGTAGCGTCCGGGTTCCGCGCTGAGCGACGACAGCCAGCGATGCTGGTCCGCCCATTCCGACACCGTCATATCCGGGTCGGGCGCCATGCCCCGCCGCCAGATCCGCAGAACGTCCTCGGCCCCGTCAAACCCGAGGTCGAGGTCGGCGGTCAGGTCAGGATCGTCACCCCAGGGAGACGCGGAGGTCTGCGAGGGCAGCGAGCTGTTCTCTGACATAAGCTTCCAGCACTCTCTGCATGATTGCAGCATCGATCAGAACGGGTGTTCCCGTTTGCTTTTCCACCTCCATCACCATTTTTGCAGCCATCAGCGCTGCCACCCGGTTGGGCCACGTCACCCATGTGTCGCGTTCCTGTCGCGCCAGGCGAAACACCAGCGCCTCGGCGCGCGCCCGGTCGATCAGCAAGCCCTTTTTCTTCTGGATCGCCAGTTGGCGTTCCTGCGCCTGATAGACGGTCAGCGCGGTGCGGGCTTTTAGATAAGACGAGCTGTCAGCCGGGCCGGAAAAGCCGCTATCGCCGCCGGTGCGACCGATGCCACCGGTGCTGCGGCGCTGCTGGTCCGGATCGGTCATCTCGCCACGCCGCACATCGGAGGCCGCCGCGTTGATCGACCCGTCGCTGTAAACCACCAGCCGACTGGCGCGGCGCGCCTTCTGGATCGCCCCGCGCGAGAGGCCGGAATGGGCGGAATACTCCCGCTCGGACATACCTTCCATGCTTGTCATCGCTACACCTAAAGCAATGAAATTGCTTGCTATTAAGTTGATTACACTCCGGGATGGAGCGATTCTGATTGAACCAGAACGATGCAACTCACCGAAGGACGACTACGCCATGACCACCCGCCGCGCGACCGACAATTCCAAAGCCCTCGACGCCTTCATGACCACCAAGTTCCAGATCGACGCGATGCTGGAGCGCCTCAAAGCCCTGAGCGATGACCATTTCGAGACCCACCCGGACGAGATCAATTGGGGCGACGTCGGCACCCTGAACCATTACGCCAGCCTGCTGCGCCAGATCACCGACAGCGCCTTCGAGGAGGGCGAGCATGCCGCTTGATCCCGCCCAGCGCCACCAGATCGAACAGGACGCCATCACCGCCGCATGGGAGGCCGAACGCCTCGCTGCCTGCGATGACGCCATCGCCCTGCTGCGAGAGATCGCCGATCTGGAACGGGACGACGATGGTGACGTGATCATCGGCACGGATGCCGACGGCCACAACGACCTCATGTGGCGCATCAGCGCCTTTCTTGCCGCCATTGACCAGTAGGAGGAACCCAAGATGACAAAGCTGACCGAAACCCAGACCATCATCCTCAGCGCCGGGTCCCAGCGCCCCGAAAACATCGCCCTGCCGCTGCCCAAGGGGCTGGCGGGTGCGGCGGCGAAGATGGCCGTCACCAGGATGATCGAACGCGGTTGGCTGCAGGAGGTCGACGCCAACCTGCGCAAGGGCGAGCCGCTCTGGCGCGAAACCGGCGATGGGCATGGGACCACGCTGGTCGTGACGGACGCGGGCCTGCTGGCCATCGGGATTGAGCCGGTGGTGGTCAAGACCGTGGTTGCCATCCGCGAACATGCCGCCAAGGTTGCGGCTCCGAAGCCGTCGTCCCAGCGCGCTGGCACCAAGCAGGCCATGCTGACTGCAATGCTGCAGCGCCCCGAAGGCGCCACCATCGCCGAAATTGTCGAGGCAACTGCGTGGCAGGCTCATTATGCCGATGCCCGGATTATGCCGATGTAGGTCTGTAAGTCGTTGTTTCCGGCGGGGACCGCTGTGTCGGGGTCGGCATAATCA